AGTGTCTACCGGGACTTTGGTGGTATATATAAAACGCAAGCAATGCAGTGGGTGTTCCCTAGTGGAGCCCAAGTGTCGTTTTCAGCTATCGCATCGGACGATGACTTGGGCTCTTGGCAAGGCTCTCAGCTTGTTCGGGCACTGATTGACGAGGCAGCGGACAAGTGGACTGAGAAGCAAGTCCTATTCTTGTTGTCACGTCTCCGCTCCGCTCACTCGAAGATTCACCCTCAACTAATCTTAACAGCAAATCCAGACATTAACTCGTTTCTAAGGAATTGGGTAGATTTCTGCCTAAATCCTGAAACTGGCGTCCCAGTGGAAGGTACTGAAAACCGTGTTAGATGGTTTATAGTTATTGATAATAAGGCGCAATGGGCAGACTCTCCTGAAGAGTGTTACGAGTTGCATGGAAAGCCTAGGGGCATGATCTACGCGCATGGCATGACGGAAGAGGATATGCTGGCATTGTCAGGAGAAGAAAAACTCCGGCTGTGTATGCCTAAGTCTTTCCGATTTATCCCGACTGGTGTCTTTGATAATCCATACCTCCTGCCCCCTAGGAATACCAGTTACCTTGCCAACCTTCTGGCCCAACCTTACGTTAATCAACTAAAGTACCTTCACGGTAGTTGGACGGCTAAGGAAAGTGGCAGCGGCTATTTCAAACGCGACTGGACGCCTATTGTTGATTTCCCGCCTGTGAACCCTATTTCACGTGTCAGGTCTTGGGATTTGGCCGCCAGCGAAGTTACTGTCTCCAACCCGTCACCAGACTGGACGGCAGGTGTTAAACTTAGTCGTGATAGCCTAGGTATTTACTACGTAGAAGATGTAGCGAGGATGCAAAGTTCTACTGATAAGGTTCTCAAAGCCATTGTAGAAGTAGCGCAAAATGATGGCCTAGATGATTGCCAAGTGACTATTCCGAAAGACCCCGGCGCAGCAGGCGCCACAGCTAATTCGTTTTATATCAGAACTTTGGCAGAACATGGCATCGCCGCCAAGTCTTGCGTCATTTCTGGGCATACCGGAAAGATCACTAAATTTAAACCTTTTGCGGCGCTGTGCGAAAGCGGTGCAGTACGTATTGTAAAGGGCGCATGGAATGAAGCATTTCTTCTAGAGCTAGAACAATTTGAAGGTTCTAGAAACGAAAAGAACGATCAAGTCGATGCAGTGAGCGATGCTTTTGCTACTCTGGCTAGACAGGTCCAGCTTCCGACTTTCTCTATCCCGACTTTAGAAGGCTCATCTCCTGTACCGAAAATGTGACAGATTTGACAAAATGCCTAACTCGTGTTAAACTGCTGTAATTACAAAAGGAGTATTAGTGGCTAGTAAACCTAAAGCCAAAAACTCCGAAGCTGCAATCAAGCCAGATGCCGGGATTACGGTTCCGCGCCTCAAACTGGGTGAAGAAGGTTTCCTTGGCCTAAAGATTCGGAATCGCCAGATTCTAGATGAGCCGACACAAGCCTTCCGCTACCCCAAGTTTATCCAAACTGTTAACGAAATGCGGAACAATCCTACGATTGGCGCCGCGTTGAATGTCTACCGCATGATGATTAGCCGCGTCCGATGGGACGTTGAGGCTCCCAAGGATGCGGACGATAAGGATAAGGCTAGGGCAGACATTATTCGGACAATGATGAGCGACATGGAACATTCATGGCCTACGTTCATCGAATCAATCATCCCGTACCTTGAGTACGGTTTCGGAATTAACGAGATTGTACTTCGCCGTCGCCTTCCGCGCAATGGCTCTAAGTACAGTGATGGACTGGTTGGCATTAAGAAATTGCCTACGCGTCCACAAGACACTATCAGTCGTTGGAATTTCTCGGAAGATGGGCGCGAACTTCTGGCTGTAGAGCAAGATATCTACAACCTTGAGAAAGCCTACCTGTTCTACGATCAAACCAACGCTGAAGGTCGAATCACAATTGACAAGGAAAAGTTCCTGCTGTTCGTGTCTAGCGGTACCAAAGGTAATCCGCAAGGCAATAGCATCTACAAGAACATTTACCTTGCTCATAAGCAACTCACTCTGTTGCAAGACCAAGAACTGATTGGCGTTGCAAAAGATATTCAGGGCATCCTGAAGATCGCAATCCCTCCGCGCTACCTCGACCCCAACGCCTCAGACGAAGACAAGGCTGCTGTACAAGGCTTCCAAAAGATCATTGACAACTACAACGCTGGCGTACAGCGTGGTCTGCTTGTCCCTAACATGATCGACCCGGAAAGCAAGCTGCCGCTCTTTACGTATGATCTGATGGAATCGAAGGGCAGTGCTAAGTATGACACTGAATCGATTATCCGCCGCTTGCAAGGCGACATCCTTTCCGCCCTGAGCGTTGATATCCTCAAACTCGGTGCTGAAGGCTCTGGCTCGTTTAGTTTGGCTGAAAGTAAGAGTTCAGTTCTGGCTCTCGCTATTGACTACAGGCTTCGTGAGATTGCAGAGGTTTTGAATATCCACCTGATGCGAACTATCTATGACGCTAACGGCTGGGATTCAGGAAAGATGGCGCAATTCGTGTACTCCGACATTGAAGAAGTTTCGCTTAGCGATTTCTCTGCCGCTGTACAGCGTATTTTCGCTACTAACGCAATTGAAGTTGATCGTCCGGTTATGAACCGCGTCCGTAAAATCTTGGGAGTTCCTGAACTGCCGGATGACATGGAAGTGCAGGATGACAAGCTGCCAGCTAATAAGACGCAGATGCAGTCTAAGTCTGGCGCAGGCATGGAAGTCGGTACTACTGGTAACGGTACAGCTAAGAAAGGCAATAGCGGCTCCGGTGACAACTCAGTTTCAAACAAAGAGAATGCACCATAAGGAGTGAACATGAATCATAGCCTGTTTAGGCTCCGTTCTAAAATCTATAACACACCTCACCTCATCACGGCTGAGGCATTCAACGTAGTTCTAGACTACTTCGACTATCGCAACAGCGACTCATTCAAGCTGATTAAGCCTGAACTTGAAGTGCGCGACGCAGAGTTCCAATCCGCCCCGCAAGGTGGCGGTATTGGTGTTCTGTGTATCGATGGCAGCTTGACCTACAAGCCTGTGATGACTATGTGTGGCGAGGTTGGTACGAGCTATCAATCTCTCGAAGCCCAAGTTGAAGCACTGGCTGAAGAAGGCGTCAAAACGATTGTCATGGAAGTCTCAAGTGGCGGCGGTGAAGCAAGTCATTGTTTCCAGACTGCACAGAGTATCCGGGCCATCTGCGACGCAAATGATATCAAACTGATTGGCTACGCTGATACGCTGGCCTGTTCCGCCGCATACGCCATGATCGTGGTGTGCGATGAGGTGGTGGTCAACCCTGACGCTACAGTAGGCTCTATCGGCTGCGTAGTGGCTCTGATGGACACCTCCAAGGCGATGGAACAAGCTGGCCTGAAACGCATCTTCGTCACGTCTGGCGAGAGCAAGGTTCCCTTTGCAGAAGACGGTTCTTTCAAAGCCGAATTCATCGAAGAAATCCAAGCTGAAGTTAATCGTCTCAACGATCTGTTCGCTATGCATGTCAGTGAGCATACTGGCCTGTCTGCCGAAGACATCAAAGGCTTTGAAGCTGGAACGTTCTCTGCTGACGAAGCAGTGAGTCTTGGTCTGGCTAACAAAGTGATGACAAACAAAGAGTTCGCGGCTTACGTCGCCTCTCAACACAAAGGTATGTAATGAAGAAGCAAAACCAACTTCTGTCGCGTATTGGTGCGGCTCTTGGCCTGAAGGCTGAGGACGTTCAAGAAGGCGCCGGTTCGGTGGTTGAGCAAATTGTGGAACAGGTTGAAGTCGTGGCACAAGCCCCGGTTGAAACTCTGACTGTTGATCTGGAAGTTGATGCTGAGCCTGTGAAGGCTGCACTCGCCCAACTGACTGCACAGTTTGAAGAACTGTCAAACAAATTTGCTGAACTTTCTGGCAAGTATGAAGAAGCTACTGTGGCTCTGGCTGCTGTAGAAGCTGATAAGGCCGCAATGGTAGCTGAGGCTATCGCTGCTAAGGCCCAAGCTCGCAAAGAACGTGTAGAAGCTGCTATCGGTACTGAAAAGTCTGCCGGTCTGCTGGCTGCTACTGATGGACTGGACGACGCGGCGTTTGAAGCTGTTGTGTCTGCTCTGGCTGGCTCAGTTGACGCGGAAGCGAAGACCGCCATGTTTTCGGAAGTCGGCGTAGCCGCCGAAGTAAACGCCGCTAAGGTAATTGA